CGTGATGTGACTGGAGTTCAGACGTGTGCTCTTCCGATCTTGTCCGCCTTTCGCTTGGGAACCGGCGGTCTTCATAAAATAATTTGCGCGCAGGTTAATTCACGTAAAAAGTTCATAAATTAATATAAAACAATGATTATTCGCCAAATGTCGCGTATGGCGCGAAACCGTTCAACCAATGGAGCGGCCGCACAGAGTCGCTAGCCATTTTTGGTAGTCTGACGCCTGAAAATCATTCAAGGCCGCTCAGCGGACTCGTGTGCGCCGCTATGAGTCATTTTGAGGAGAATCTTTGCGTGCGGTCCAATTACAGAGAGCGAACCATTCGTTGCGCCAATAACTAGGTCCGTACCCCCACCACACCATTGATCCGGGCTGTCACCTTCACGACGGCTCTCGGGTGCTCCGTGAGCGGATAACCTGAGGATCAATAGATGAAACTGCACGAATTGATGGAGGCGCGCGCCGCAAAAGTCGCCGAACTCCGAAAACTTATCGACGCCGCCAACGGTGGTGAACTTGGCGATGAAGCTAAGAAGCGCTTTGACACTCTCGAAACAGAATGCCGCGGTTTGAACGAGCGGATCGCTCGCGAGACACGCGTTGCGGAAATGGAACGCCAAGCCGAAGCGACCACGCTCAACGGTGGAACGCCGGACTTCGATCGAGAAGTACGTAACTACTCTCTTCTCCGCGCTATTGCTGGCGCGTCGGGAATGCCCGGCGTAGACGCCTCACGCGAGTTGGAAATCTCGCAGGAGATCGCCACCCGCACCGGTCGGACGCCGCAAGGAATCTTTGCTCCCACGGAAATCTTCCAGACTGAACAACGTGTATTGCTCAGCGGTACGACAGGCGCGGGCCTCATCCCGACTGACCACCGTGATGATCAACTCGTAGACACCCTTCGCGCCGCCAGCATTGTCGACCGTCTCGGCGCAACTGTTCTCTCCGGCTTGCAAGGCAACGTCAGCATCCCAGCAGTCGACACAGGCGCTTCGTCTGCGTGGCTTGCGGAGAATGGCGCGCTCACGCCAGCGGACTTCGATATCAACAGCCGCACGCTGACGCCTAAGCACGTCGGCGCTCTGACTGAGTTCAGCCGCAACATGATTTTGCAATCGTCGCCGGACGTCGAGAACCTTGCACGACGTGACTTTGCTCGTGCCCTCGCCGCGGCTCTCGACAGTGCCGCACTGATCGGTGGCGGGGCCAATGAGCCGGACGGTATCGTCACGCAGCTTATTGCTGGTCCGGGTCTTGGAACTTTCGCGACACCAACATGGGCGCAAGGTCTTCAGATGATTGCGGACGTTGAAACGGCCAACGCCGCCGAAGGCCGTCTCGGTTGGGCGCTTCATCCGCAGGTGGTCAAAAAGCTCCGGTCCACTGTCCGCGTCAGCACGACAGATAGCCGCTTCATTATGGACGAGCCCAGCGCTCTCTATGGTTATCCCGCGCTTGCATCGACCGGTCTCACGCTCGGTTCACCCGCTGTTGGTCCGGCCATCTTTGGTGACTTCAGCTCGCTCGTTGTTGGCTACTGGTCAGGCGTGGACATTCTCGCCAACCCCTATGAGAGCACAGCCTATTCAAAGGGCAACGTCCAAGTCCGTGGACTGTTGAGCGCCGACGTTGCGATCCGTCATATCGAGAGCTTCCAAGCCGCTACGGATATGGACACCGCATAGCCATCAACGCTGGGGCTAGCAGACCCCCGTTACGGGCGTTGATGGCTTCGGGCGTCACCCCAGGTGCGTCCGGCAGACGCGCCACCTCGTAAGTTTCCCCTTTCCTTGCTTGGTGGCGCGTCTCAAATTTTGGAGACAATATTATGTTGAATACGAATGAAATTGAGCGCCGTGCTGCGGAACTAGAAATTCGTACCATAGGTCGACGGCTCGAAGGCTACGCAGCCGTTTTCAGCACCCGCGCCACGGTGGCTGATTTTGACGAAATGATCGAACCCGGCGCATTTGCTGCATCGCTTGGCGCTGGTGATAAACTCGCTCTCGTCGATCACGACCCTACGAAGCTTCTCGCTCGCACACGCAACGGAAGCCTAAAGTTGGCGGAGGACTCTCGCGGTCTTCATTTTGAAATCGACCTCCCCCGCACCTCACTTGCGGATGATGTTCTTGCGCTCGCCGAAGCGGGCTCCCTTGGTGGTGCGAGCTTCGGGTTCATTACCAAACGTGACGAGTGGAGCGGCAATCTTCGCACGCTTCACGCGGTCGATTTGCGCGAGATATCGGTGGTCAGCGCATTCCCTGCGTATCCCCAAACGAGCGTAGCAGCGCGCTCCGCTGCGGAAGGCTTCAACCGGACGATGTTTGTGCGTCGTCTGGCGCTTCTTGAATTGGGGGCGCTGTGATGTTGAACCGTATTCTTCACGTGCTCGGTCTTGAACGTCGTGTAACAGATTACGACCCCGCCTTTGCGCCGGACACCTGGGGGCGAGCATTTCACCCCGGTCGCGGCTTGGTCTCACCAACCGCGGTATTGTCCAATCTCGCCGTGGCGCATCGCTGCATCGAGTTGAAAGCAACGTTGCTTGGCTCCACACCGCTCAAGGTTTTCCGTCGCCTTCCAGACGGCGGACGTGAACGTGTTCGGGACCATCCGTTGTCACGCACGCTCAACCGGCCCAACGAATTTATGACCCGCTTTGAATTCGTCGAGTTGCTGTCCCGTGCACTTGATTTGCATGGCAATTTCTACGCCCGCATCGAACGGGATGGCGCGGGTCGAGTCCGAGAGCTACATCCTCTTGAACCACACACCGTTACGATTGAACGCACGACGTCGGGAGCGCTTCGCTACAAGGTCAGCGCATCATCGGGACAAGCTGCGGTAGTGCTGCTTGCTGATGAAGTTCTACATATCAAAAATCAGTCATCGGATGGGATTGTCGGACGTAGCCCAGTGGCGACCGCAGCTCGTGCGCTCGGGCTCGCAATTGATGAAGAGTCATCAGCGCAAACGCTTGCACGTGATGGGCTCAAGCCAACGCTGATACTTTCAACCGCATCGACACTAAAACCCGGCGCGGTGCAGAACATCGTCGATTCCTATCGCCAACTTGTCGGCGGACCGGAGAACGCGGGAACACCAATCGTGTTGCAGGAGGGGCTTACCGCTCAGCCTTGGAACTTCTCCGCCACCGACGCTCAGTTCCTCGAATCAAGACGTCTCAGCGCTGAAGATTCGGCTCGTATTTTCGGCGTCTCGCCTCAATCGGTAGGACTGACGGACAGCGTCTCCTACGGAAGCGCCGCACAAGCCGCGCAAGACCTCGTCACCAACACCCTTAACCCGCTCGCAGCGCGGATTGAACAAGCTCTTGAGCGCGCGCTGTTGTCGAGTGCGAGCCGTTCGGAACTGTTCGTTGAGTTTGATCTCAGCGGCTTGTTGCGAGCCGACCCAGTGGCGCGTTGGGCGACGTATCGCATTGGGCGCGAGACCGGTGCGCTATCGCCAAACGATATCCGCCGCTTTGAAAACATGGCCCCCATCGAAGGCGGCGACGAGTACACGCGTCCGCTCAACACCGCTCCACTTGGCACGCCAGTCGGTGGAGGCGAGCAATGACGGACGATTTTCAAAAGCGCACCGTCGCCGAGCTTGTAGCGAAGCTGAACAAGCCCGAAGAACTTGCAGCTTTGACCGACGCGGAGCTGACTCTTGTTGCATCCGAGACGCACGCGTCGACTCTTCAGTTGTGTCAGTTTCTCGCGTCGCTACAGGACGACTTCGAGGCCACGCGTCGGCTCATTGTCGACACGCTGAATCTCGGGCAAGTAGAGAAAATGCGCTTGGCTCAGAACGCGCTCAAACGCGGCAAGCGCGGGAAAATCCCATCGCGTCGTCAAGTTGCAGCACTGGTGGCGTGCTCATTCTCTGACGAAGAACACATATCCAGCGAGATGCAGCGCCGCCAATCCGGGGGCGGCAATGTCGACGCTCTCCATTGACGACGGCTTCACTCGCACCGGCGCGAAACGGCTCGCAGAGCGCATTCGGGCGTATTGGTGCGACCGAGGCTACGACGTCGCGGTAAGGGTGGAGCAACGCAAAGGCTTTTCGGAGTCCATGCGCCGGGCGCGTTGGTTTGTCGTGCGGTCTGACCTCGTGAACGGACGTCCGCGGCGGTGACCTACCCAACTCGCGCTCAAATCGTCCGCGCAGTGAAAGCGGCTGAAGTTGCGGGAATTGCAGTCTCGGGCTTCCGCGTCGAGTCCGATGGCGCAATAGTGATTTTTGATCAATCCGCAGCGCCAGTAGACGAGTTTGAGAAGTGGGACATGGAAAGACGGACTTAGAGGGCGTTCATTTCGTTTCCCGTCGCCTCGCGTCAGGGCGAACGCGGTGGCACGTTTATGCGTGGCGCGGCGGGCCGAGCATCATGACTGCGGATGGCGTTGCGAAACCATCTCTCACTTCCGAAGCCGTCGCAAAATTCACCGAAGCGTATGAAGACAATTCACAGCCGCGCCGTGATACGTTTGCGAGCCTCGTTACTGCTTATCTTGCGAGCGCGGAGTATCGAAAACTGGCTGACACAACTAAGCGCGACTACCGGACTTGGACTGATCGCGCCCGCGAAGAATTAGGGACGGCCAAGCTCAAGCTATTTTCCGACCCGAGAATGCGGGGAACAATCTTAGAGTGGCGCGACAAGTGGGCCGCGTCGCCTCGCTCAGCTCACTACGCCATGCAAGTTCTTGCTCGCGTGCTTGCGTGGGGCGTTCAACGCGGTTGGATTATGCATAATCCTGCGGCGGGTATGCCCTCACTGTATCGTGCTGACCGATCCGAAGTCGTCTGGTCAGACGGTGAGGTTGAAGCGGTCGCTGACAAGATGAAGCCGCACGTTGCGAGAGCGTTCAAGTTAGCAGAGTGGACCGGACTCGCTCGCGGTGACCTCGTGACTTTACGTTGGGATGAAGTCGGTGACCTCTACATTTCACGCAAGCGCGGAAAGACCGGTGTTGAGCAAGTCGTGCCGGTGTTTGATGAAACCCGAGCGATCCTCGCTGACTGTCCCAAGTCGGCAGTAACCGTGGTGACGAACAAACGCGGTGCGCCGTTCACGCCGCGCGGGTTTTCAATGGCGGTGGAGCGGGCGAGGAAGGCGGCGGGTGTCGCCGAAGGTAAGACACTCCACGACTTGCGCGGTACATTCGCCACGCGCCTCATGCGTCGCGGATTTGAGGATCGTGAGATTGATGAAATTCTTGGTTGGGAAACTGGAAAGTCAGCGCGCATTCGTCGGCGCTATATCTCGCGCAAAGCGGTGGTGATAAACGCGATTGAGAGGATGCGGCGCGAGAACTAGACGTGGCGGCTATTCGGGATACTTGAACCGTAGCCCACTGACGTTCGTCGGGCCTTCGACGAAATTTCCCCAGATGCCGAACTCGCTCTGGTCAGGTGTGAGCGCGCCAAAAACCCACAACTCACCAACATTCATCGCATCCGGGATGGTCACCTCGACCGGATCGAAATGGTCCTCACGATTCAGTTTAATTGCGACGGTGATGTCCCCAAGGTCAGCGTACTTCGTCAGGCCGTCGATGATGCCTTGAACGCTCGAGGTTTCGTTCAACGCTGTTGGCACGACTTCCTTGAGTTGGATGCGGCAATAGTGGGTGGTGTCATCATCGTCGCACCGGGCCACAAAGTCGAAGTCTTCGTCTTCAACCGGTGCAATATGGACCGGCAGGCCGAGCACTTCTGACATTCCAACCGTGAAGATCGCGCCGTCGCGGCTCTCGCGTTCGGGCTTCAGTCCGGGCGTCCTCAGCGTCTTGATTCTTTCGGGTGTTGGCGAGCCAGCTACCGCGTGTTCCAGCTTGCGCAACTGGATCAAGTACGACCGTGGATCGCGATATTGGAGTTTCGAAAGCCGACGCAGCCGAATTCGCTCGTGTACTGTTGTAGAAGGCGTCGGTTCGCTCATCTCCGTCACCTCTTCGTCGTTGCAAACGGGGGAGGCGGCGCGCCGGAACCAAGCCGCTCTGTAAACGCCCTGTAAACGGCACTGTCTCAAATCGGGCTAAGTAGTGGTGCGCCCACGAGGATTCGAACCTCGGACCCGCTGATTAAGAGTCAGCTGCTCTACCAACTGAGCTATAGGCGCGCACCCCGCATAGCGGGAGAGGCGAGAACATAGGGGATTCTGGCGGGCCTTCAAGTCGATTGCGGTTCACGGTGGGGTGTGGGGTGTGGATGAGAGACCGGCGAGGGAGCGCGCGCCATGTTTGGCGCCCGAGTCCGCACTCGCCCAAGCCCCAACCCCAACGCGCTTCTAACGCGTCGCCGACGCTCCAGATGGAGCGCCGGCGAGCGTCACATGGGGGCTGATCCAGATACTGAACGCCAAGTCCTAGCCGTAGAGGTAGAACTCAAACCGCCAGGAGTCGTCGAGCACGTACCAGCGGCCGTGGCGGTCCTGGCATTCGGTCACCGAATAGAGCGCCGGCAGGCCGTAGTAGAAGTCCTCACGCCGCGCGATCTGACAGTAGGTGCGGTGATGGGAGTGATAGTACGGGCTGTAGAACGCCAGATTGTAGGCGAACGAGCTGTAGCTGTTGAAGTAGCGCCGGTGCATGCGCCGTAGGCTGTGGTAGTTGCGATGCGGGTGGGCGCGGTAGCTGTTGTGGCGCGGTCCGTGGCTGCGGCTGGCGTGACGCGAACGACCGCTGTTGTACGCCCGATTGCGTCCGCCTTGATGGCCAGAGCGGTGATCAGAACGGCGGCCGCGGTTCCAATCGTTGCGACGGCCGTTGTTGTGACCGCGCGCTCGGTTCTGTCCGCGGCCTTGGTGGCCCGAACGGTGGTCGCGCCCACGGTTCCGATCGCTCTGATGGCCATTGTTGTGCCCGCGCGCGCGGTTGCCGCGATGGCTTTGCTGAGCGCTGCGGCGATCACCGGAGCTTGCGCTGGATCGGGCGCTGGATTGGGCGCCGCGCTGCCGGTTGTTGTTTGCAGCCGCCTGGTTCGCGCTGCTGCGGTTTTGATGATCGGAGCTGTGATCGCGTGATCGCGCCCGATCTCCCCCGCCGCGACGGCGGTCGTGGCGTCCGCTGTCGGCGTTGGCGTTGCGCCGACGCTGACTGGATCGCTCTCCGCGGTTGCGGCCGTCGCCGTCGCTTTGCGCGCGCCGGTTGCGGTCCGGGGTTGCGCGCGAGGCTGCGCCGCGCTGTGTCGCGTTGGGGTTTCGTCGATGGTCGCGACGGGCGTGTCGCCGTTCGCCGCGTTCCTCGTCGGCGATGGTCATAAAGCGTCCGCCAGCCGTGTCTGTGGCCACGGCGTTGCGTGCGCTTGCGTCCTGAGCGGACGCAGAGGTCGCCAGCAGAGCTCCGCCACTAAGGGCGGCGGCCACTGCGAGCGCCTTGAGTGCGTGTCGCATGAAGTCTCCAGAATGCGTAGCGTCCCACGTTCTTCTTGAAACACCGTGGCTGAAGCTCAGATGAACGGCCTTGTTCAGGATGGTTTTCGGGGTGCTTTTCAGGGAGATTCCCAAGCAGGCTTTGCAGATCGGGCGAACCGCTGGACACTTGAGGTGTTCTCAATGGCCCGGTGAAACGGGCGTTCGCCTGCGAGGAATGGCCATGACGCAACCAGATCGGAAGAGCACACGTCTGAACTCCAGTCACATCACGATCTCGTATGC